ATTTGTAGATTCTGTTTACTATGATAAAGTAGAATTAGATTGTGATTATGATTATAATGACTCAACCGGTAAAAGTTATGATGCTGAAGTAGGTTGGTTAAATATGAAGTGGCATGATAATTCTAGTCACTATGCTGACGGCTCAGATACAATGAAAGATTACTGGGCTGAGTACGACGATAATGTGGAATGGGAAAGAGAAAATAGATAAACTATTGGAGATTAAATGAATAGAAGAATTTTGCTTTGTGGCCTACCTGGCTCAGGCAAATCTACGTTAGCAAAACGTTTAGTTGAAGTACTAGAAAATGCCAAATGGCACAATGCAGATGAAATAAGAGAACTTTTTAAAGATTGGGACTTCTCATCAGAAGGTAGAGAAAGACAAATGAACAGAATGAATGATTACTGTTTAAAAACTGTAGGCAATGGCAATTATGCTATCGCTGACTTTGTTTGCCCCACTAATGAATTAAGAAGAAAATTTTTACCTGAATATGTAATTTGGATGAATACTATATCTGAGAGCCGATATGAGGATACAAACAAAGTATTTGAAACTCCTGACAATAGCATAAATGTTAATATTGAAATTAACGAAGATGATTGGTGGTCAGAAGAAGCAATAGAAAAATGGGCTAAACTTATCGCTGTGGATATTAAAGATACCTTATTCCAACCTAAGCAACCAACCACACAAATGCTAGGAAGGTTCCAACCATGGCATGAAGGACATCAAAAGTTGTTTGACAGAGCTTTAGCAAAACATGGACAAGTAGCGATAATGGTTAGAGATATGCCAAGAGATGAAGATAATCCATGGACAGCAGAAGATATATGCGAAAACATAGAGCAGGAACTTTATGAACACGCAGGTAAATTTAGATGTTATCCTGTACCAAATATTATGAATATAACATATGGTAGAGGGGTAGGTTATAAAATAGAAGAAGAAGTCTTAGATGAAAAGACTCAAAAAATTAGTGCAACAAAAATTAGAAAACAAATGAAAGAGGAAGGTAAATTATAATGAGTTATGAATTCACAAGTGAAAGTGTAAGTAGTGGGCATCCTGATAAAGTAGCAGATAGGATATCAGATGCAGTGGCAACATATATTATAGACAAAAATATAAATCATAGGGCGGCAGTCGAAACATTAGTAACAACTAATATGGTTACACTTGCTGGAGAATATAAAAGCGATAAGTTTGATAAAATTTATATAGAAAAACTTGTTAGAGCAATAGTAAGGGATATAGGCTATGAGCAAGACGGGTTCCATTGGGAAAAATTAAAAGTATATAATGAATTACACGGACAAAGTCCTGACATTGCTTTAGGCACAGATGACTTTGGCGCAGGTGACCAAGGACTTATGTTTGGATATGCTTGTGATGAGACACCCAACTATATGCCTAGTGCAATCTATTACAGCCACGAAATACTAAAGGCATTGGAAAGTGCTAGACGTAATGGAGCAGATTGGTTAGGGCCAGATAGCAAATCACAAGTTACTTTTAATTATGATAGTGTTGGTAAACCTATTGACATTAAGACAGTGGTATGTAGTACGCAACATAGTGCAGATCTAAGCATAGAAGACGTTAGAGAACGTGTAATGGACATTATACTGCCCGTTGTTAAAGACAAAGTACACCTATTAAAAACTGAATGGTTAATTAATCCAACAGGCAGATTTGTAATTGGTGGACCAGATGGAGATACAGGATTAACAGGCAGAAAAATTATTGTTGATACTTACGGTGGTTATGCACCACACGGTGGCGGAGCATTTAGTGGTAAAGACTGTACCAAAGTAGACAGAAGTGCGGCTTATATGGCACGTTACTTAGCAAAGAATATTGTAGCAAGTGGCAAGGCAGAAAACTGTACCGTACAACTAAGTTATGCAATTGGTGTAAAAGAACCTACTAGTGTTTATGTTTATGCTGACGGAGAAGTAAGAAATGACATCACAGAAGAGATAATTAAATTAGTTGATCTAACACCAAAAGGCATAATAGATAGATTTAATTTATTTAATTTAGATTTAAGTCAGACTACTAACTATGGGCACTTTGGTAAACAAGATATGCCTTGGGAACAGATAGATCTATTTAATGGATAAAAAGTATAGTCATCCTGCTTACACAAGGTATCCGCAATTAAAAGAACTCGAGGAGTCGAGAAATATTATGAATTTAAAAGATGCAATAAGAACAGTACCGGATTTTCCTATACCAGGCATTCAATTTAGGGATATCTCAAGTTTAATCGAAAATCCAAAAGCATTTAATAAATCCTTATCAGATTTAACTTCACTATCAATGAGCTTTGGTGCTGATAAAATTGTTGGTATTGAAAGTAGAGGTTTTGTATTTGGGGCACCATTGGCAAGAGATTTAGAATTGCCATTTATAATGGCTCGTAAGCCTGGAAAATTACCTAATGAAACACACAAAAGAGATTTTGATTTAGAATATGGTAGTACAAGTTTAGAAATACAAAAAAATACAGAAATTAAAACAACAGACAAGGTAGTAATAATAGATGATTTAATTGCTACTGGCGGAACTGCGATTGCATGTGCTGATTTAGTACATGAATGTTTTGATGTTCCTAGAGAAAATATATTAATTTTGGCTGTAATTGACTTGACTGATTTAGGAGGATTTGCTAAAATAACTGAGCAGGGTTATAATGCTGGTACCCTAATTGAGTATGAAGGAGAATAATGCCTAAAAAACCACAAATACCTCTAAAAGATATAATGGCGGCTATTGATAAAAAAGATAGAGGATTCTATGATCGCTTATCAGCAGAACAAAAGAAAGCCTTTAGTGCCTGGATGATGATGAGGTATTGCAGTAGTGTACAAGGTAGAGATGCCGCAAACTATATATTCATGACAAATGAATTAGTCAATTATCAGTTTATGGAAGTAAGTAAACACCCTGAATTACAATGGCTATTATTAAGTGCATGTGGTACAGGCAAAATACAATTTCATCCTTATTTGAAACCGCCCAATGCAAGAAAAAAGAAAAATAAAATATTTGAATTTATATATGGAATCTTTCCTTACATGAAAGCAGAGGATATAAACCATCTAATTAGTTTAAATACAACCAGCGAATTAAAGGAATTAGCAACATCACACGGATACGATGACAAATCAATCAAGGACATCTTCGGAAAGTAATACCTGTAAATGGTGTGACAAAACATTTATGAGTGAAAGAACTCTAAGTGCTCATATGTGTATAAAGAAAAGAAGAGTTGCTGATAAAGATTTAACCCACACTAGACTTGCCTTTAGAGTTTTTCAAATGTTTTATGAGTTAAATACATCTGCTAATAAACCTAAGTCTCAGGAAGATTTTGTAAAGAGCCAATACTATGATGGCTTTGTGAAATTTGGAAGGAGTTGTATAACTAATGAATATTTAAATCCTGAACAGTTTGCTGAATGGTTAATTAAAAATGGAAAAAAGTTAGCAGACTGGAGTAAGGATAGTCTTTATGACGAGTACTTACTAACGTATGTAAAAAAAGAACCAGGAATGAAAGCATTGGAACGAACTATAATTTATCTTTCTAAATGGGCAGAAGAACATGAATGTGATTGGCAGGATTATTTTTCTAAAGTTTCGACTTCCAGAGCAGTTTATGATTTAAGAAGTGCAAAGATATCACCTTGGATGTTATATTTGTGTGAAACAGGAGATGAACTATTAACAAGATTTAGTACTGAGCAAGTAACAATGATTCAACATATTATTGATGCAACTTTTTGGATGAAATTATTTGCAAATAATAAGGAAGAAGTTGTTGATGTTAAAGGAGCATGTAAAATAGCAGGAATATGAAAATAGATTTTGATGTAGATATAGATATGGCTAATAGAGATGATTTTCTTAAGTTAATCAATCATACACCTGCAAGTATTGAAAATGATGGTAAGTTTACCAAACATAATACTGGTGTCTACTTTCAAAACATTCCTAAGTTTCCATTAGAAGGCTACAGCACAATAGATCATAAACAAGCAGAAGATGAAGGTTGGTTTAAAGTAGATTTTTTAAATGCTGGTGTATACAACGATGTTATAGATGAAACACATCTAAATAAATTAGTTGCTATAGAACCCATGTGGGAACTATTTGAGCATAAAGAAATAGTTGACCAACTGTTCCATGTGAGTAACCATTTCGATATTATTCAACAACATCCTCCTAAGAGTATAGATCAGTTAGCAATGATTTTAGCAATGATTCGTCCAGGTAAACGATATCTAGTAGGTAAAGACTGGGCTGGCATAGAAAAAGAAGTTTGGATTAAACCCAAAGACAATACATACTTCTTTAAGAAAAGTCACAGTTATGGATATGCCTTAGCAATAATTGTGCAATTAAATCTTTTGGTTGAAAATATTAGTCGCTAGGTTTAATGACTAATTGAACACCTCTTCTCTTTATTCTTTTCCTTAATAAATTTTGAAGACTTGTTGTTGGCCCGAATAATATTTCTACATCTTTCATTACAAATGTACTAAGGTATTTATGAAATATTTTCATTTCGTGATTCAAGAAAACGTCAATAGGTAATTGTCTATTAGATTCCCACCACCACATATCACCTAACTCTAAAAAGATTTTTTTAATTTGTTCGTCGGGTAATTTATCGTAATTATAAAATGTTAAGATAGTATTATCGTAATTAACTACTATACCTATGTATTCTTCACCACCATATGATATACCAGTCAGGAACGGGTATTTTTCTTGGGTCTTTTCTATTAGTTTATTTTTCTCCACAAAACTATTTAGTCTATTATATGATAAATACTGTAATATAAAGAAACAAATTTAGAGAAAAATTTTAAAATATGAGTTATGGTGATCACAGATTGTTTTTATACGACGACATTATAGAATTAGTGGTACACTCTGACGGTATATATGTGGATAACAGGCCTATGAATAACAAAAAATTAATAGCACATAAGGGTATTACAAATGAAATACTCTTTAACATAAGAAACAGAGATAGAAAATTACAAAATGTTTTTTCTGATGTATTAACAGCAACATTAATCAATCCCTCTACAAAAAGAAGAATATTTTATAGGCTTTTAGAAAATACAAGTGATATAGGTATGGCTAAACTTACATTAGAAAGTTCAGATTTACAGAGCGTTGATGCAGGTATGTATACAATGTATGTTTCTAAAACAGATCAAGATGGAATTGAAAAACCAGTCTTTAGTAATCAAAATAATGCTATCAAGTTTGATATAGAGATATCAGACGAAATAGGTATAGAGCCAGTTGAAACACAAATTGGCAATACATTTACACAAACTGCTAGTGTTGGCGCAGGTGATGCCGCTAATATTTTTGTTTCTTCAGCATTCAGCGGCAACCAAGATAGAAACTTTCAAACAGCATTACATACTATTGCAATTTACCCTGATGCCTATACCGGTAACATTACAGTACAAGGAAGTTGTGTAGAAGGTACTCCTGAAAACGATGATGCAAGTATAGATTGGTTTAATTTAGAAACACTATCTTTATCAAGTGAAAGTAATATTATTAATAAAAACTATCAAGTTAATAGTAATTGGGTTAGAATAATTCATACCCCAAGTAGTGGTAATATCTCGCAAGTTCACGTTAGAAACTAATTGACAAATAATTAAATATCCTGTATAATACAACTATGGATATTGATATTCTAGTCGAACAAGTACACAGGCTCTTATTGGATAATTTACCCATAAAGACAAGTAAAACTCCTAGTGGCTGGAACACTATGAATTGTCCTATGTGTACTGACAAAAGAAAAAGAGGCGGACTTATAACAACTGGAGCAAAAATATCTTTTAATTGCTTTAATTGTGGGTTTACAACAGGTTGGGCACCAAATCCTTCCTTAGGTAAGAAATATAAAGAATTAGCAGAAAAGTTAGGGGCAACATCTGAAGATATTCACAAAGTACAAATAGAAATTTTAAAATATGCTGATGTTTTAGAGGGACAACAAGAAACTGAATATGTTTATAATTTACAAAAGTTTGAACCTGTTAAACTTCCAGAATCAGTTACCAGTATAGAAAATTTAGATGATACACACCCTGTAAAAAAATATGCTATAGAAAGAGAAATATACGGTCTTTATCCTTTATTGTATTTCGGTGACTCTTTATATAAGAAAAGGTTAGTAGTTCCATTTACATATAACAATGAATTAGTTGGTTGGACTGGAAGACATATAAATCCCCCTGATAAACAAACTCCAAAATATTTACATAATATGCCAGCAGGATATGTTTTTAATATAGATAGATTTGCAGATAGTCAAAGAGAAATAGTTATAGTGACAGAGGGCGTCTTTGATGCTATAATGATTGATGGCATAGCAATACAAGGTAATAGTATTGGTCCTGAACAAGCACATTTAATTGAAAAATTAGGCAAAAGAATTATAGTATGTCCAGATAGAGATAGTGCAGGAATAGAATTAATGTTGCAGGCCGCTGAACTAGGGTGGGAAGTAAGTTTCCCGCCTTGGCATGTAGATGTAAAAGATGCCGCAGATGCCGTACAACGTTATGGTAGACTGGCAACAGTAGGAAGTATTATAAAACATGCAACAAATAATAAACTTAAAATAGAAGTAAAGAGTAAAATGATATGATTGAAAGAATAAAACACTGGAAAGATGTATGCAAGACACATTGGAGAGAGATTATATCCCTTGCAATAGCATTGCATTGGCTCTTAGACTTATTAGTCATAGTTCCTATATCATTAGCAATAGGATACTTTTTTGGCGTACATATAGGACATGACCATTAAATGAAAGTATATGTAAATGGTTGTAGTTTTAGTTATGGTAATACCTTGGAAAATAAATCAGCATGGCCGGATTTTATTGAAGACTATGATGTTATAAATGAAAGTTGGATAGGTAGTAGTAATAAAAGAATAATTAGACGTACAATAGAATACATACAAACACATGCATATGATGATACATTTTTTGTTATACAGTTATCAGATTGGTTTAGAGATGAATGGTATGATGCAGAATTTGATACATGGATAGGTATGTGTAAGAATGATGTTGTTTTAGATGATAGATCTTTTAATAGACAGGATATAGATCAGGCGGAATTAAACAAAAAAGTAACAACCTTTATACAGCATTCTCTACTTCACAGAACAATAAAAACTGTTGAGCAGGAGACATTTAACCTAGTGAATACTGCAATAGCATATTTCAATCAAAATAATGTGAATTATCTATTTACAGGAATGAGCTCTAGGTGTATGCCACATGAAAACAATGTTGACATTATTACACCAGGTAAGTTTATAAAGCCTGTTAGTATTATAGCAGGAAATAACATAATAAGTACCAGTGATAGTCATCCAGACAAAGCGGGTCATAAATTAGTATCAAGATATATATTAGATGAGATAGAAAAAACATGGCAGATATAAAACAATACACTGAAGAAACACAAGAATTATTTTTAAGATTCTTATTGAGCGATGCTGACTTATTTGCAAGATGTCAGAACATTGTAAATCCTGCATACTTTAATATGAAGTATAGAAAAGCAGTAGAACTATTTGTATCTCATAGTACAGATTTTAATGCTATCCCAACACCAGAACAGGTTAGTGCAGTAGCGGGAATACAGTTAGACCCTATACCAAATGTTACTCCTGATCATCATGAATGGTTTATGAATGAGTTTGAGACTTTTTGTAGACATAAAGCATTAGAGAAAGCAATTATCGAAAGTACTGATTTATTAGAGAATCAAGACTATGGTACTGTAGAAAATAAAATTAAAGAAGCAAGTCAGGTAGGCTTAGTTAAAGACTTAGGTATAGAATATTTTGAAGACCCTAAAGCAAGGTTACAATGGATCAAAGATCAGGCAGGCGCAATTAGTACAGGTTGGAAAGGTATAGATCATAAATTATATGGCGGCCTGAATAGAGGAGAAATGACTATTTTTGCTGGTGGTTCCGGTGCAGGTAAAAGTTTATTTTTACAAAACTTCGCAGTAAACTGGGCCTTAGCAGGTATGAATGCAGTATATATTAGTTTAGAGCTTAGTGAACAACTTATTAGTATGCGATTAGACAGTATGGTGTCTGGATATGGCACTAAGGAAGTAATGCGTAACATGGATGATGTTGATTTAAAAGTTCGTATGAAGGCCAAAGGTGCTGGAAAACTAAGAGTTAAACAAATGCCTAATGGTGTTAATGCAAATGATATAAGAGTATTTTTACGAGAGTATGAAATATCTTGTGGTGAGAAAGTAGACTGTTTACTGGTAGATTATTTAGATTTAATGATGCCTATCAGTGCTAAAGTAAGTGGTAGTGATTTGTTTATTAAAGACAAATATGTTTCAGAAGAGTTGCGTAATTTGGCAGTAGAAAGAGACTTATTATTTGTAACAGCATCGCAGTTAAACAGAGGTGCAGTAGAAGAAATAGAATTTGATCATCATCATATTGCAGGTGGTATTAGTAAAATACAAACAGCAGATAATGTTGTGGGTATATTTACAAGTAATGCTATGCGAGAAAAAGGTAGATATCAAATACAATTTATGAAAACACGTTCTAGTAGTGGTGTTGGTACAAAAGTAGATTTGAGATTTGATCCGGATACATTGCGTATTGAAGATTTACAAGAAGGTGACGAAGATTCAGACACAATTACAACTACAAGTCTTGTAGATCAATTAAAACGTAGCAATACAATCAAAGCAGACGAGCCTGAACAGAAAGATACTATAGGACAAGCGATGAACATGCGAGAGTTTTTGAAAAAGAATGATTTATAATGATAAATAGCATTATACATTATTTATGGAGACATCATGCGTAAGACTCGCAGTATACTAGAAGAATTAAATCAAATTTCTGTTGATAGAGACAGAAATCATGTTGTCTCAAATAGGGGAGAGCATGTTATCAATAGTGCTATCAATCTTATAGAGCAGATTGAAACACATTATGATGAACAAGTTGCAAAGGATCTTAAAAATAGATTGATTAATAGCATTAAAGCAAAAGATATTAAAAAATTCTCCCGAGGTATTGGTAAGGTTATCAAAGAATCACAAAGGGAAATTGACAATGCTAATAAATGAAATCGTAGTTAATGAAAAAGATGTACCTTTACCAGGAACTGCTGTACCTATCAAACACGGAAAAGAAGTTACTTTAGGAACCGAAAAATTCGTTTACGATCTTAATAATAATGTTTGGTTAAGAAAATCAGACGGACAGGCAATTCCACAAAACAGTGAAGCACATATGGTTCTTATGGCATCACAGGGATATGCACCTGATGGCGTTGCACAACTTGATCCTGGTGCATGGAAATCAGTTAAAGGTGCTATAAATAAAATAATAGGAGGTCCCTTAGGAGTTGCAAGTAGAACTGATCCTAATGCATCTTTACTTGGTAAGATATCAGGTGTAATAGGAGATGGACTTCAAAGACTTATCAGAGGAACTATTGCTAAACGAAAATCAAATATTAAAGTAGGTGATATAGTTCAGTGGAAGGCAGAAAAAAATAATAAAAAAATTATGCAGGGAGACTTAGTACAAGGCCCAGTTATTGCTATGCCCGGAGATTCTTATCCTGCTGGTATTCCATCATTAGACGGTGCGACTGAAGTACCCCAAGATAATTTTCTAATTAAAGCCAAGACAGGCGGACTTGTATTTGTTAAACCTATAGATCGCGTACAAAAAGTACAAGGGTAAAATGAAGTTTCTAGAAATTTCAAATAATTTTTTAAAAGAAATTATATTAGAAGCAGAGAATAAAAATACTCATTTAGAACATTTAGAAGATAATATATTCAATAAAGGTTATCAAGGCGCCAAAGAAGCCATTAATTATTTGTATAGTTTACATGAGATGCTAGAAGGAAGCTCTAAAACTCCTATAAGCATGACAACTAAGTGGGACGGAGCACCTGCCATTGTCGCTGGTAAAGATCCACAAACAGGTAAATTTTTTGTAGGAACAAAGGGTGTTTTTGCACAAAAGCCAAAAATCAACTTTACAGAAAAAGATATTTTAGAAAATCATCCTTCTGAAGGATTACAGGATAAATTAAGATTAGCCTTAAAGAGTTTGAAAGGATTAACATGGAACACAGTTGCTCAGGGAGACATGTTATTTTCTAAAAGTGATTTAAAAACAGTTAATATAGATGACGAAGAATGTTTAGTATTTAAGCCTAATACTATTGTATATGCTATTCCTACTAGTAGTGATCTAGCAAAACAAATTACAAGTGCAGATATGGGTATAGTTTGGCATACAGAGTATGTAGGAGGGCCTACATTAGCCGATACAACTGCTAAATTTGGTTTTGATAGTAGTGTACTAGGTAATAGTAATAAAGTATGGCACAGAGATGCTTTAATAAAAGACTTTAGTGGTACTGTAACTCTAACACAAGATGAAAGTAATAGTATTATGGATTCAATTAAACAAGCAGATAGTTATTTAAAAAATATAGATACAGAAACATTTGCTTGGTTAGAAAAAGGTAATGATTTAATAGGTAAAGATTTCTTACAACAATTAAAAGCACATGTAAATAATAATATCAGAGCAGGGGCATTTGATGAACCCACAAAGTTTGCACAGGGATTTGTACAAAAATATATAGATTTTATGCAAAAGAAAATAGATGGATATAAAACACAGGCTAAACAGGACGAAATGACTGATAAACTGGTACAAGGTGTTAAGTTTATAAAAGAGCATGTACCAGGTATTGTAAGTGTATATGATTTATACTTAAAAATAATCCAATCTAAAATACTTATTATAAAAAAATTGGAAACAATTAGACAATTACCTACATTTAAAGAAACAGAAAATGGTTATGAGGTAACAGGCGAAGAAGGATTTGTTGCTGTAGATAGAATAGGCAATGCATTAAAACTTGTGGATAGATTAGAATTTAGCAGATTAAACTTTGGAACAGGAATGCCAGGTAAGTAAAATGGAATTTAAGTTAATAGATAAAGAAATATCAGAAGCAAGGTTGTATAGAACATCTAATAATTTTAGAAATCTAACTGGAAAACAGATTGCTGATTTATTATATCTCACATCTTTAAGTGTATGGATGATGTCTAAAGATAGTAAGCAGGAAGATTTTGCACGAGCATATGCAAAACAGTCCTCACAATATGGTCCTTATACTTTATTTAGAACCCATGCTACGGATTTATTTTTACTGGCATATCATGTTAACGATCCTGAAAACAAAAATATTAAACTTAAAAACAATATAGAAAGTAAAAGATTTTTAAAATCATTACAATTTAATAATAGACAGCATTGGATGAATATGTCTAAATTAAGTGCAGGTAATGATAGAAATAGTCAAATGTATTCCTACTTTATGAGATTAGAGTCACAATTAAAAATAAGCGATTCAAGATATAAAAGATGGAGACGTTTAGTAAGTGACTGGGCGAATTTAAAATATACAGCAAGACAAATGGTTGTTACATCTATCTCACAAGAATTTAGACGTATTGCAAAAGGAAGTGAGATGTTAAGCCCATTGAGCACAATGACACGATATAAAAAATATATAGTTACAGATAAAGAAAAGCCTAGTACAACTAAAAGAGTTGCTGGTACCGTGGCCGGTGCCGTAGCAGGCCGTTACGCAGGTAAGAAATTAGCACAAAAAACAGGTAAAAATATAGATAAATATAAAAAAGCAGGAACAGGACTTGGTGCAATAGCAGGTTATTGGGCAAGTGGAAGGCAAAGACAAAAATGAAAATATACGAAATAATTACTGAAATAGAAACAGCAAAATCTGTAACAGATATGGAGAAAGAAATAATTCAAGATATTAGCCACAGGGGCGGACAAATCCATCCTTATTATAGGCGACTTGATGCATACAGAGCGGCCGAAATTGCTTTTGGATTATTTAAAGGAACCGTTTCACAACATCAAGCAATCAGTGGAGCCTTAAAACAGTTAGGATTCAAAGACCCAAGTTCAGTGATGGATAATCCAGAATTTAATAATAAAGTTGGTGGATTTGATGATACTGAAAAGGATACTGTAGAACCCAAACAAGCAAAACAGGTAAGTCATCAACCTAAAAAGTATAGCGATAAATTTCGTGGTAATCAGTATGTTAAGGTTGCAAGAGATAAGTTACCTGACGAACTACAAGACTATTTACCCATAATAGATCAAGGATTAAGTAAAGGTTTCAGATCTGGTGTAGATGTGGGTAAAAATTTATCAAATTTATTTAATCCTGATACTATAAAGTATAATAGAAAAAGATAAATAAGTATATAGAAGTTAATACTTCATAATATATATAGGAGAATAAAATGGCACAAACAGATAGAAGAGCGGCGGTGGCTGGCGAATTTATAGGTAAAGATATATTTCTTAAAAGTTTTCAACAACAAGCAGGAAATATTTCAGCAACTCAATTAACAGGACTAGTTAGCTCTGTTCAAAACTTAAACCTTTCAGTACTTAAAGTTGGCGCAGTATCAGGCGATACAGTTAAAATGATAGTTGAAGGTGCAGACAACTTAGCAAACGGTGACATTGCGGCACACGTTATTGCTGACGTTTCATTCTAAGTTTTAAAAATTTAGATAAGGCAGTATAATTTTACTGCCTTTTTTTTCTGTAAAAAAGATAAATATTACTAAGGAGCGAAAGCTCTAATTTAATAGGAGAATAAAATGGCACAAGCAAACCCAAACGCAGACGTTAGAGCGTCAAGTGGATTAGGACCATTAACATATATCTGTTCAGTTAATACTGGAACAGTTTCAGTTAAAGATGCATGTTTAGAAATCCAAAACGAAGGCGGAACAATCGCTGGAGTTGAAGGTGTAGCAAACGGTGATCATATCGCAGTACAAGGTGGGGCAACTCCATCTGTTGCGGGTGTTACTGTAGTAGCAACTTTTACTAGTTAATAGTTTAAAGACAATATTTAAAATCCTCACTTACGTGGGGATTTTTTTTGACTAAAGAAAATACAAAGTCGATAAATAGTAATATACAAGGAGACACACATGAGTTTAACAAGAAGTGGAGCAATGGGTAGTAGTGAAGTACTATCTAGCAACATAGAATATTATACATTATTTACTTCACTGGATATCTCAAGAACAGGAGATTTTGCAGATGACACACAAAAAGATTTTGAAAGTGTTGTTCAAGTAATAGGGCTAAGAGCACAGCCTATTATAATGAATAACCCTGTAGCATTAAATGGTGTAGGCCAAAATTTATTAGAAAATTATGGAGCACCAAGTATTACAGGAGCAGGTTGGATATTTAAATTTGCTTTTGAAAGAGAGAGTGTACATACAATAGACACACTAAAAGATGAATTGAACGGAATAGTGCTGAATGGCGGTACAATTGATACCAAGAGTTCAGTTAATATGGAATTTACGAAACAAGACTTATTATAGAGTAAAACATGCCTAAAAGACCAAAAACGGAATTATCAACTAAACCATATGTTGAAAGTGGTAATATAGAAGCACACATAATTGCTGATATGTTACGAATAGAAAGTATTACAGCAGAACTTAGAGAATTTAAAGAAACAACAAAAGGAAGATTAGATAAACTAGAAAGTTGGATTATTGCTATTGTTGGGTTAACATTTACAACATTAATGACCACTGTAGTAGGTTTACTAATGAAAGTACTATGAGAATAGAAGAATTCACAGACGATAATCTGGTGGAAGGAAGAATGGTCTGGCGCCGAATGGGTAATACTGTTAAAAGAGCAGTTCGTTGTACATCTGGTAGACGTAAAGGTAGAGTTGTCTCAAATGCGGCACAATGCAGTAAACCTATAGATATGAAAAAAAGGCTTACACTTAAAAGAACAAAAGCAGGTATGGGCAGAAGATTGGCATTTAAGGCAAGAAGAACTAAAAGAACTAATCCAGCATCTAAAAGGTTAAAGACTTTAAACAAACCAATGAGACGTAGATAATGAAGTTTAACGATATTAGAACTATCGAAACATTACTAAAAGAATATGGAATGACACCGGGTTCTTCTACATCGGTTTCTAATCAATCGTCTGGTAGCATTATTAATAAACCCAGTAAATCTAATTTAAATAAGCCTCCTAAATCAAGTTTTAATAAACCTAGTACAAGTAAACCTTCTATTAATACTAAAGATATCAGTATGATGAAATCTAAAGCAAGTGAGCTTAAAAAGGATTTTGTGTTCCCAGATGAAAAAGGAAATGAGTTGAAGATTATTTCTCCTTCAGGTAATAAAACATCTTTACCTAATGATAATGAAGATGTAGTAGTTGCTATGGATAAAAATAATAAACCTGTAGTATTTGATAAAGATGCAGAAATTTCTTTTCCAGAAGTACAAGAAGGTAAACTAAAAAAATTAGCCAAGCAAAAAGGTAAAAAATTTCAAATTAGAAAACTAAAAGGAAAGATTAAAAAATTATCTAAAAAAGGATTAAAAGAGCAACCTGAGGAATTATTTGAAATCAACTTTAACAAAAAAGAGATAGCAACAGCGGCTTTAGATGCTCCTGTAAAATGTGGTTTTGAAGCAGAAACATTTTTCTATAGTGTAGAGGGCAGAGGTAAAGACGTTGATGATATGACTATCAGTGATGTAGAATACGAATACGGTGATTTGCCAGATCAGGTATGGGAAGACTTTGAAGACTGGTTGTATACTAAAGGACAAGACGAGTTCCTAGAGGATATTATAGAAGATAAAGTAAATGAGGTCAGAGAAGATGAAGATTACCTAAATGACTTTATAGATAGCGATGCAGGACCAAGTTCAGAAGCAATAGAGCAATACAAAAAAGATTTTGAAGAAGACGATCCTAAGGAATACGAGAACCGTGAAGAAGATGGTTGGGAGTATATGAACTGGGTCAGAGAATATGTTGAAGAAGAATACGAAGAAGCATATTTAGAATGGTTAAGATTGGATGTACAAGAAGACAATGATCTAGACGATGATGCCAAAGAAGCCGCAAGAGACAATTACTATACGGAAGACTGGATATATGACAACTACACTTATATGAGTGACTTCCTAAATGATTATGGTTATGAGTATGGTGGTGGTAGCGGTGATGTAGAGGGTGTTGCAGATGAACTAAATATATGGATCAGAGATAATAGTTCATTCACAAACTACCCGGAAATAGGAGATTACGGAGACACAAATACTACAACTGCTTGGTCAGTAGAAACTGATAGCAGTATTGAACCTGACGAAGGTACAGGTGCAGAATTAATTTCGCCAGTATTTGATTCACCTAGAAAAATGCTTACAGAAATGAAGAGTTTGTTTGACTGGAGTGAAGAAAACTTTGGCACAAACAACTCTACAGGTTTACACGTCACAATGAGTTGGCAAGGCAAAGGAAAAGAACAAAATAAATTAAAAATGGCATTGCTTTTAGGTGATGAATACTTACTTGCAGAGTTTGGTAGATTGCGTAACAGTTACACAAAAAGCCAATACCAAAATGTATTAAGACATGCTGAAGGTATGAAACGTGGTGATGCAAAAAGTTTTGAAGAATTTGAGAAGATGCTTACAAAAGGCATAGATACCGGTAAGTTTAACAGCATACATTTTAAAGGCGAAACTGATGGCGACTCAGGAAATAACCTTGTAGAGTTTAGAATTGCCGGCGGTGTAGACTATAACACAATGTATGAGAAAGTTGTTAAAGCATCTGTAAGATATGCCACCATAATGAAAGCAGGATATGATGAAGATGCTTTTAGACCAGAATATGTTAAAGCAGTATTTAGATTATTGCGTAAGTCACAGGAAATAGATCCTAAAAAATTAAAAGATTTAGAAGTAGTTAATCATGAAATAATAGACTCCGCAAAAGGCATTGTGGGTAAAAAAGATTACTTTGATGTAATTAAATTACTAAGTGCCAGTGTTGAGTATTTACAAAACTATGAAAAATTAAGTAGTCCAGAAGCAGATAAAGAATGGAAACAGAGCATAAAGGATTACGAAAAAGGTACTGGCAGTAAATTTGATGTAAGCGAAGCAGAAGAACGCGAGCCAATACAAGGTTATATGAAACCCAACAGTATGGCACCAAGCAAGAGAGCGGCAGGCGAATTAGACAAAGCACAAGATAGATTTGGATCAGCAATAACATTGTTAGCAAGAGATATAGCAGACGGTAATAACAGAGCACCTGTTAGTGCTAAAAACATTGGTGCATTTAGAAAGTTTGCCAAAGAATTACAATTAAACACTGATAGCATAGAAAAACTGGCTTTAGCCGGTATGAAAAATTATAACTTTGATGGTACTGACAAACAAAACGTAGCAAGATTAAAGAAAGGGGTGAATACTTTATTCAGGCAAGACATAGTTAAAGAACCGGAGTATCTGACTCCGCAAAATATGGATATTATTGCTAGTAAGATGTGGCAATTTTATCAATCAGACGATGCTAAAGATAATGTTAAAAGAGACAAACTTGCAGACTTACTGGTTAATTTAACGCCTGCAAACAACAAAGCAGAAGTCCAAGATATATTAAATGAATTAGATCACAAAAGAACACTGAATGGATTTGTTGCTAAGTTAAAAGGCAACGGCTGGAATACAAGGACAGCATTGTTAAAAACCAATGGGATTACAAGTAAAGATTCGGCAAAAGATATATTAAAATTCTTAGAACCTTATAAAGGATATGAACATCCAACTAGCAAAGACCATCATGTGAACATCC